CTTACCTTGACGGGGCAGTTGGGGCGGGCAATGTGGTTGACGAGCCCGTGGAGCTCGACACGCTCCCGCTTGGCTTCGGCGTCAGCGTACTTCTTATACCACACGGTCTGCGCGGCGCGTGTCTGCCCATCAGGAGACTTTCGCTTGTTGTAGGCCGCTTGGGCCTTCTGGAGCGCCCGCGCAGCCTTGACCTCTTTGCGCCAGGCCGTGACCTCGTGGACCACCCACTTGGCGCTGGTGAGTCCGCTGGTGAGGTCCCACATCAGCGTTTCGATTTGGAAGTCGGGCTGGCCCGCCTTGAAGACGCGAAGTTCTGCGAGGTCGTAGTAGAGCCCCAAGTTGACCCCGGGTGCGGCAAGGATCTTCTCGACCCTCCGGAACATCTTCCGCATCGGCCCCACATCCACGAAGCCGCCCTGGGGAACGATGTTCGATACGTTCACCCCGAAGACCGGCACCCCGAGGATCAGGCCCAGGCCGTTGAGGATCGTCTGGAGGTCGGTGCCGGGGTCGTAGGAGACTGCGGTCAGAAGAGTTTCGAATTCCATCGACCGCGCGCGGAAGCCGTAGGCGTTGATGGTCGTCACCCAGTCGCTCTCGATCAGCGTCGATGTGGCGTAGTCGATCTGGCCCAAGAAGATCGTGCCGAAACCCTCGTCGGTGTAGCCCGCGTCCACCCGCAGGATCTTGCCCGGATCTTCCAACCACTTCCTCGTGTCGGAGTTCAAGTTCATGATCTTGACTTCGGCGACGTTGCGATCCATCGTGTTCGAACGGTGGACCTCCGCGGAGGCGTGCAGGGAATCCTCGCCGGTGACGTGGTTGATCCCGGCGAGCTGGTAAAGTTCGCCCTGCTGCATGAGCGTCGCTGTGCCCACCTGCGTCCCCGCAGGATTGTCCCCCGCGTAGATGTCAAAAACCCTACCGAACGCCATTTTGCACCTCCCAGGCGGCGATCTCGGTGGCGTTGAGGTAGCAGAGGAACCACTGGGATCCCAGGTCCGGGAACGCGATGGGCTGTCCCACGACGCCGCTGGAGGCTGGGAAGACGATGAAGTCCCCGGGGAATGCGAACAGGCTCTGCACGGCGCGCAGGAGTGGGAAGCTCGCAACCACCTTCACCCCGTAGAACGATGACGTGGTGCCGTCGGCCAGGGTCTGGGTCACATCCAGGAACCAGAAGTTGCTCCGCCCGTTCCACCGCAGCGTCACCACGACGGCTGTGCCCTCGTCGGTCACGAACCGAAAGGTCTGCTGGGAGGAGAGGAAGGGGTTGTAGGCGAACTTTTTCATGTGCCGTCCCCCGAACCCTCTGCGCTGATGATGCCGCTGGGCGGGACGGGCGTGTCGGTAGGTGACTGCGTGCCGTTACCGGCAGGCTGCATGGCGCTCAAGTTCCGGGGGACCGTGGGGTTCAGGGCCTTGGCGGACACGGCCAGCGCCGTCGTGTTCAGCTTGGCGATCACCTTGATCTGGACGTAGTCGATCGTGAAGGTCAGCGAGTCGCCGTCCTCGTGGGTCTTCGGCACGGACACCCTGGTGATGACGATGGAGTTCACCGAGTAGGTCTCCAGCACGGTCACCAGCGTCACGGTGGTGCGGGCCAGCATGAGCAGCTTGAAGGCGTCGTAAGCGGCCAGCGCCCGGTTCACGGACGGGCTCCACGTGGAGGCGTTGACGCCACCGGGCCCGTACTTCAAGGAGTAGTTGGAGACCAACACCTTGAGCCTGCCCGACATGGGGAGGGGTTGGATGTGGTCGGTGATCGGGTCGCCGCTCTGGACCGGGTGCTGGCAGACCTTGGCGGAGAGGGTGATCTCCTCCTCGATAATCAGGTCGAAGTCGATGGCCCCGAGGGTCGTGGTGCCCGCGCCGGGGGATCCCGCCGTGAACTTGAGGCCCTGGCCGGACTTCCGGAAGAAGATGCTCCCCTTCGAGTAGTCGGACTGGTTGGCGTTGAACTGTCCCTGGGCGTTCTCCTGGAGGCCCATGCCGGTCAGCGGGCCGGGAAGGTCCGGGGACTTCTTGGAGAGCCCGTCGGCCTGGAAGTACTGGGTCTGGATCTTCTGCAGGTCGGTGGGGGTCGGTGCGCCGTCCGGGAGGAACCGAGCGCCGACCGTGGCCACGCCGATCGCTGTGGCGAGGCCGTTCATTCGGCGGCCTGGGCGATGCCGTTGGCCAGGACGTCAAAGTGGGTTCGGAACGACATCCCGGCCAGCCGCAGGACGTCGTTGGGCACGTTGCCCTTGGGGGTGGTGTTGGCGGCGGTCTGCTGCGCAGGCGGCAGCAACTTGGAGAGACCGTCCGTGATCTTCCCCATGTCCGTGGACATTTGGGCCATCAGCTTCGCGGACAGATCTTCCTGCAGAGGTGTGCCGGACTCACTGGGCTTTGCCACGGGGTGCGAGAGCAGGAAGTCCAGGTTCTTGTGCGCCAGGAGTAGCTTGCGGTTCGCCTCTAACTCCTTGAACGCATCCCCGCGAGGTCCTTTGTTTCGGAACGCTTCGCGCTCGGCCATCTTCACTTCCGTCTCCGCCGTGGACTTGTTGGCCACCCACGCTCCGTACTCCATCTGGCGGTTCACACTCGCATTGTCCTGGATGGCCTCATGCAGCTCCAGGATCTTCTGGATTGCCCACCCTGTGGCGATGGTCAGCCCGATCATGCCCGCCTGCGATGTGGCGAAGAAGGCGTTCATCGCACTGCGGGTCCCGAAGACCTTGGTGTACTCCCACAGGCTCGTCAAGGTGCCTTGTAACATGAACGCCCGAAGGCTCGCCAGGGCGGTGGCCGCTGAGAAGCTCACCATGAAGGTCGTCACCTTCGCGATCGCAGGGCCGACGCCAGCGAACATCATCAACAACGCCAGCAAAGACACCATGAGCAGGTTGTGCTCGCGGATGAACTTCACCACGTAGGCGAGGTAGCCGAGCAATTCCAGGAGGGCTGCGGAGATCCTGAACACCGCACCCATCGCTGCCCCCAGCATTTCACCGAAGCTGCGCAAGCTGTCTCCAGCCCCCTTGGTGCCGCCCACTACGATTCCGAGGGTGTCGATGAAGTCGGCGACCGACTTCTTGAAAGCCTCCCACCCGGCCACCATATCCGTACTTTTCAAGACATCCCACAAGTACTGGAGTCCCGCCGCCAAGTTGGTGAACGCCGTGCCAAGCCAATCCAGGTTGATGTGGGCGGTGAAAATCATCAGCTCTTTGGCGATGGGGAACAGCTTCTGCATCGCAAGGCCCGCGCTGATCCGCAAGTTATCCAGCATGTTGGTGAGCGCGCCGGAGAACGTATGCACCTGATGAAGCTGGTGCTCGAAGTACATTCCGCCCTTGGTGGTGGCGTACTCGATGGCTTGGTCGATCATCCCGATGGTCAGCTCTCGGTGCATCGCCAGGGTGCGGAACTCGGCCTGCTTCTTCCGCATGAATGCCTCGGTCGCGCTGCCCGATCCCACGTCCTCACCCTTCTGCATGAGCCCTGCCTTCTCGGCGGCCATGAGTGCAAGCTGCTGGGTGGGGTCGAAGTTGCCGCCTTGCCGGAAGCGCATCAGCTCCCGACCCGCCGCGAACCCTTGGGCGTTCACACGCCCGTAGACCTGCGAAAGACTTGCCAGTTGCTCAGAGGTCGTAGCGATGTCTCCGAGGATCCTCACCTTTGGCATGATCTGGTCCAGCGGTACCATGCCCATTCGCATCTGCACCGTGGCGTTGAGAATATCCTTCATGTAGAAGGACGTGCTCTTCGCGTAGTCGGTGACACCCTTGAAGATCACCTGAGCTTTGTCGGCCGATCCGGTCATAACCTGGAGCTGGGTGGTCATGGTCTCCAGCTCACGTGAAGTGTCCAGGACGCTCTTGCCGATCTCGTAGAAACTCAGCCCCAGCGCGAGTTTTCCCAGAAATCCCTTGAACTCCGCCAGCGAAGACTTCGCGCGGTTGAGGCCGAGGTTCAGTTCCCGCGGATCGACCTCGAAGCCCAGTCTGGTGAGAAGTTCAGCGACGACCATTTTGTTCCGAGTCCCTCATCTGGTAGGTGTTTTGCGCCGCCTTCGTCATCTGCTCCTGGCGCAGTATCCCAAGGTAAGCGTCGATGTCTTCAAGGTCCCATCGCATGACTTCCTGCAAAGATCCGATGGACTTCACAACCATCCAGATCTCGTATTCCGCTTCCGTCTGGGCGTCTAGCCACCCAACTTCGCCAAGTCCAGGCCCTTCGTCCCGAAGAGCTTTTGTAAGCCACTGGTTCCGGGGGTTCCCGCGCCACCCCCGATTACGGCAAAAGGGGAGAACTTGTTGTACCTCGCGACCTCTATGGCGAGGCGATAAAACATGGTCGGCCCTTCCCCCATGAGCCGAAACGCCTTTGCGATGGCGCTTGTCGAGTCGAGTAGAAGCTGCGAAGGTGCTCCGTTCGCCTGATCGTCGGACTCGGAAATCCAGACAACTCCCGCGAACAAGTCCTTGAAGAGTTGGTCAGAATCGTCCAGCTCTCCCAGAGCCATCGTCAAGGCCTGCACCAGCATCTCCGGGTCCAGCCCGGCCAGTGGATCTTCTTCCTCCTTCGGGGCTGGGCTCACATCGGCGGGCTCTTCTTCCTCGACACCTTGAGGATTCGCCAATTGGGGTTTCACCCCTGCGGTCATTCCCTTGAGCACCAGTAGGCACGGGGCCACCACCTTGGCGACCTTGATGTCGCACTTCTTGGCCTTGAACGGGTCCATGGGGGTCAGTTGGAACCTGTGCCCCAGGATTTCGATTTCCTTCACTTCAAGCATCTGGATCTCCCTTCCATGTGCTTACGGTTTGCTCGATCAGTCGCCGGCGATGAAGTTCGCTCCGACGCCCGTGGCGATCTTCCACGTGTGGTTCTTCAGCGAGTCCGCGTAGTCCACGTCCGGATCCTTCTCGATCCACGCCGACGGAGCGGCGAAGACGGAGGGCGGGGTGGCCGACACGGAGGACGCCGAGGTGTCCGTGATCGTGAGGGGAAAGATCCCCTGGTTCGAAGCCTGGTCCGCCGCGAGCAGTCCGGAGAGGACCGCGTTGTACGGCGACGTCTGCTTCAGGGTGATTTCCACCTCGAAGTCGTAGGCGTTCTTGTTGATGCGGTCGATCTCGCCCGCCGCCCCGCGCTTCTTCTCGAAGGCGGAACCCGAACGAGTGACCTTGACGAAAGTGCCGTCCGCGAAGCCGGAGATGACTCCGACCCCTGCGATGGCGACGATGACCTTGGAAGGGTCGAAAGTTCTGACCGTGGTAGACATCTGCCGTCCTCCTTAGAACGAGACCGTGCCGTTGATGACGACAGTGTTGACCGCTCCCTGCACTCGGGCCAGGAAGCTGACGTTGGGAAAGTTGCGGTTCGCCTTGTCGGTGGACGAGATGTTCGCCACCTTGGGGACCGTGACCACGATGGACGTCGGGTCTACGATTCCGTTGGCCGCCGCCGTCTGGAGCACTCCGGCCACCGTGGCCTGGAGGAGAGCCCCGCCCGCGTCGGTGAAGGGCACCTTGGTGTTCCCGGCGAGCAGCTGGAGGATCTCGGTCTGGATGTTGGTGTGAAGCCAGTCCACACCCATCGTGATGTCGAAGTACTTGTAGGTGCCGCCGGCGACCCATCCGCGCTCGGTGAAGTTGAGCCCAGCCACCGTGGTGAACGTGCTGGCGAGCTTGCCCCAGGCGTAGAGCTTCTGTCCCACCGTCAGCGCGTCCGGAGTCACGCCGGACAGATTCCGGTAGGCGGGATTCCAGGAGCCCAGGGGCAGGGTCAGCACGTAGCCCAGCCAGGCGGCGGAGATCGACTCGCCCGATGCCGGAGCGCCGGCGGGTGCCGCACCGATGTTGATGGAGCGGTTGGCGTAGGTCGCGCCCGCGGGGTTGACCGCCGAGGCCTGGGTCCCGGTCAGCGCCTGGATCGCGGCGACCAGGTTGAGGAACGTCTGGGCGTCGCTGGTGTTGTAG